CCAGTACCGCATAGAAGAATGTACATTGCTTCATCGAAGGCTTTAGGGTCATCAATAGGAAGATATGAACAGTTAAATGCTGCAATGTTCTGTCTTTCCAATGCAGGACCTGCAGTCATGATAGCTCGCATAGAAGGCATTACTTCTAAATCATTCACTGCTTGTTCTAACTCAGCACGAAGCTCTTTAGGTAAGACATAATTCTGCTTCTCCGCTAAGTGTTTCTCCATGAAATCAAAGTATCTTGCTACTGTTTCATTCCAATGCTCACGACGACCTAAGTCATCCAAGTAGCGAGAGTATCTACTTTTTGCAATGAAATTGTTGTAAGGACTCATTGTGTATTTAGTCATTTATTATTTAACTTCCTTCTCTAGTTTATCGGCATTCTCTTCAATTCTATCAGAGAACAGTTCTACAATGTCTTCGCTGGTGATGTTCAACAGCTCCAACAAGGTTATTTCATCAAGCTCGGTTAGCCGTTCTTTAATCTCGTGCAGTAGTAATGGCATCTTTTTCCTTCTTGATGAGATACTCTAAATAGTGTTTAGCTTTTTCTAAGTCTTCAACACCGTTCTTATATGGGTATCGTAACAGATATTTTAATACATTGCCAGCCCAGTAATTGAGATTCCATTCTTCAATGATTTCCCACGGCTGATGTGCTCTTTTGTAGTGGCTTCCGCCAACTTGACGAGCTAAGATGTCTCCAGAATCTTCCATGCCTTCTTCTCTTTTTAGTAGCCAATCTTTGAGTGTTTTTGGAGCAGGGTTGCTATTATAACACATATTTGGCATTGCCACAGGATTGTCAGTAAATTTATTTTCCATTGTTATAACCCTTTGATTTGGATACCTTTTTTAATCGCTGCAGTCCCTTGACTCCACGAACCACAACTCTTGCATTGGTATCTTTGGTACGATGCTGTGATTGTTTGATTAAGACCTCGCTTCTGTAGATGCTTACCTCCGCATGATGGACATACATGGCTATCCGCTTCGACATTGCGATTAGGTAACGATTTAATCCACGGCAACAACTTATAGTAAAGCTTCTCCAATAGTAAGACATCTTGAATGTTGTATTTCTCCATACGACCCCAAGCAGCACTGTCTTTATCCATGCACTTAAGCCACAGTTCGAATCCTTCATGTTCTACTTTCTTACCTAGTCCTAATTGTTGTGAGACATAATCTAGTTTGTTAGAAGTAAAGCGAAAGTTGCTCCTAACAGTACGAAGTAAATCAATCTTCTTAGTAGGTTGTGGTGGATTAAAATTATGAAGTAAGAATTCCTTGTTAAGAATAGGTAAATCGAACTTATTGCCATTATAAGTAACAACACCGTCTGCTTGACTGAGAAGTCCATGAATACCTTTCAACATTTTCTTACGAGATGATTTGTGAATAGAATCAAACACAACTTCTTTATCACCGAGCCATTTAGCACAGTAACAAAGAACTTGCGATGAATCTATCATTTGATTGATGCCGATGTTCTGGTCGTACAGACCCCAGACATAAGCACTGTTAGGACTTGTTTCAATATCTAGCAACAAGATTCTCATTTAGTTTTCCTTTTCCAATCGTAGACAAACCAAGGACCTACAACTTCTAGGGCATCAACAACTTTCTGAAACTGTTCTAAATCTTCCTGTCCCCAGTTCTTATCTTTGATGTCTTTCTTCAAAGACTTTGCTGTATTGATTAGACGACCTGCGACAATCTCGTCACAGAAGTCATTATCAATGTCTAGTTTAATCTCCATAGCTTTCCTTTCCTAGTATCTTTAGCATAACATCAATTTGTTTCTTAAGATATTCATTCTCGTCTCTTAATTCACCGATTCGTTCTCTCATGTATCTGGCATCAGCTTCGAATGTAGCGAACAAGTTCTGTAGTTGTTCAATTAGGTCTTTAGAGTAACTCATTCATTACCTGCCATCATATCAAATAACACCTCTGCATCAATAACAGCAAGTGGTGCTCTGTTGTTCTGTTTCACTATCACAATCGGTTCGTAGTTACCGTGTGTCTTAGCCTGGTCGTAGTAATTATATACGGCTACTTTGGCTAATGACTTGCATTCGAAGACAGCAGGTATTGCATCCTTGGCTGCTTGAGACATCACAATATCCTCTCCATGAGAACCCATCGGACAGCTTCTAAGGTCTAGTTCACTTAGTTGCGGATACCTTTTTAGTAGCTCTTTTACGACCCACTTTTGAAGGTTTCTGCCCTTTGCTTTCGCTGATTGTGGTCTCATTTGATAATACCTTTCTATTCTTAATCCATGCTTTAGGAATGTGCATTCTTGCATTGGTTTGGTCAATAGACCATGTAGATGCTAGACAGATAGCTTCGTCTGTTTCATCCACTAAATATCCAACAGTGATGCAATGATGAATCTCTGCTTTTGTTTTAGCTTCCCAACCTGAATCAGCTACAGCATCAATCCATGTTAGTTGAATTATTTTTGGGGAGGTTGCCATACATCTCCTTCTGTTCGTTGTAGATATAACAGTTGTCCATTCTCTAGCACTCGTTCAGCATCACCGTCGTATGCTTTAAGCACAGCATCGTACAACTCGTTTACTGTTGTGCAGTCTTTAAGTATCTTAGCACCTTTAGCAGGTCCAATACCTTTTAAACCTTCAATGTTGTCTATTCTGTCGCCAGTTAGAATCTGTAGATAAAAGTTGTACCATCCTTCAAACTCAGAGACATAATACTTCTCTCGTTTGCGGTAGTTATAATGCCATCCTCGGAACTGATTCAAGTCTTTGTCGATATGAACCATGATTGATTCATTTTCGGAGACTTTATAGGCTTCAATTCCTACAGCATCATCAGCTTCAATACCATCTACAATTACAAAACCCCACGATTCCACTAAATGGTTTCGCAGGGCTTGTAAGTGCACTGGCTTCTCTTGCGGTCGAGTTCCTTTGTATGGAACTGTCTTTGCTAAGTCTACTCGGAAGTTACCCTTACCAGTAAGGAATCCCTTGTAGTCTTCACATTCCAAATCCATACATAGTTCAACCATTGTTGATTCTAAGCGAGATACTGCTAGAGCTTCATCAACATCATTCGATGAAAACCCTACAGCATAACACAAAGAATCAGCATCAATGAGAGCCGTTATCATTACAGAATGTCGTCGTCTGCTTCTGCAGTTTCAGGAACATACTCTTTCAAGTCTGTAATAACAATCTTCATCAAAGAAGGACTAACACCTGACTTATTCTTCCAAGTCCAGTTGTAAGCTGTTACCAATGCTGTTGCTTTAGAACCATTGGCTACTAGTGCTGTGATGTGATTACCTTTCTCATCAACAGGTTTAATTGGGTTATTAGATTTAACAGTAACAAACCAACCCTTCTCAGGCTTATCTTCTCGCTGACGAACTGCAACACCGATAGCTTCTAAAGCTTTAACTGCTTGGTCGCTTAAGTTGCATAGGTCTACTTGGTATTTACCTGACATATCTGATACTTTGTCAAAGAAAGCCCAGTTGATTTCAGCTTGAAGTTTTACTGGTTTAATATCACTCATTTGATTCTCCTTAGATACTGCTGTTTATGAAATACTGCAAGTTAATTATACTACACTTTAATGTTTTGTCATTCCACAATGTGAGAAATGTTCCATTCCTTCGACAGTGCCTTCTAAAAGGTCGTCACCTACCTCTACTACTAACTGAACCATTTCCTCAGCATTTAGGTCTGTTTTAATGATATATGTGTCATTTTTGTAAGCAATTAAAGACACAACACCTAGAACATTGTCTTCATCTTCGTAATCGTAGTCATCATCTCTCATCAGTGTGTGTCCTTCCAAGTTAATCCAGTTCGATATTCACCTGTCAGTGGACATCTCATTTTAAGAACCTTACCTGCTTCTTCAATAGCCCATACACCGTATTGACCTACTAGTTCAGCAGTTTCAGCTTTTGTTTCAATCTGCCATTCATCGTGAACATTAGCACAGAACTTGTGTTCAATCTTTTCTTTCTTTAGACGATTAGATAGTAACACAACTGCTTGCTTCATCACGATTGCACCAGCACCTTGCAATAGTGTGTTAAGTGCAGAGTGCTCCGAACGAACGAGTAACTTCCGTCCGTCAAGACCTGGTAGCCAAGCTTTCTCGTTAAAGATTCTACTAACTTTCTCTCTAAGGGCTTTGAGCTTCGGTGTGTTTTTAAGAAAACTATCGATGAGCTTCTGTCCTTCTTTCGCACTACCTCCAACAACCGTCCCGATTTTGGCAGCTCCTGCACCATAGAGGAAGGCATAAATAAATGTTTTAGCTTGATTCCTCGTTTGCAACCCAGCAGCATTTTGGTTCGCTGTGTGTATATCACCCGAAACAACTTCATTTGTATATTCATTGTCATTCATATAGTGAGCAAGCATACGAAGCTCTAAACCACTAGCATCAATACCTACTAACTTATTACCTTTCTCTACTGTCCATAGATTACGACATTCAGGTCCATAGATAGCACCGCTATTAGGAACTTGAGCCATGTTAGGAGTGTGATGAGTCATACGACCTGTCACAGCACCGTTGGTAATAACTTTACCATGCACACGACCATCTGATTCAACTGCTCCTAGCCATGATTCAATCTGTGCTATCCGCTTTTGTAACATCAAGTATTCTGCGATGGCTTTCGCTTCTGGGAAGTCGAGACCTTCGAGGGTTGTTTCGTCGACGATGACTGAGCCTTTTTCGGTGTGCTTTTTCGGCTTCCAACCTTTTTCGATGAGTCTTTCTGCGATTTGCTTTCGACTGCCTGGGTTGAAGGGTGTGATGATGTCTTTGAGTGGTTTACCCAACTTAGAGATTCTATTGGACTCGACTTTCGGAGGAAATATGCTTTGTAGCGAAGTTGTGTGAGCTTCCAACTTAGTCTTAAGTTCGCATAGTAACTCCGTAGCAGCTCGTTCATCGAGCTTAAAACCGTTTCTTTCTTGTTCTGCAATAATGATTGCGACTTGGTGTTCAAGTTCTTTACTCTTTTCTGAGAAGTCATCTTTCATCTCTCTTTCTAAATGTAAATACAACTGTTTAGTAACTAATGTGTCCTGAATACAATAATCCAACATCTCTTGTGAAAACTTCTCAAAGTCATTAAACTCAGTCTTTGGATATCCTAGTCGTTTACCCCATGATTCAAGGCTGTGTCCGTCCTCTAAACTAGGATTGTATAGCCTAGACAACACCAAAGTATCAACAACTTGTGATTTCTTAACAGTGATACCCCATACTCTTTTTAAGACAGGGAAATCAAAGAAGATGCCATTGTGTGCAATTATTTTATCCGCTGAATCTAAATAAGATTGTAAGTTGTCAGGCTTTACAAAAGTAGACACAATATCTTTGTCAATGTCTCTACAAACTACACACCATATCTTATCGTGTTCAAGGTTTGTTTCAATGTCTAAAACTATTCTCATATTTTTATTGTACGATAAAGCACCCCATCGTGCCAAGCTTTTTCTGGAGCTTGTTCAAATCTTTCCTGTAATGTCTCAACACTCATTAATACTGGGTTCTGTCCTTTAAAGCAGAAAGCATAGATAAGCGGTGCTCTTTTACTGGAATAACTAGCAATCAGCTTAGGCAAAAGTCTCATCTCTTTTACTTTAATGTTTGCAGTTCCCTTGACACTAACAACATAGGTCTTAGTTGGTGTATTTAAAATGTAATCAGGTGCATTACGAAGTATTGGATTTAGCCGAGGAAATCGAGGAATATAGCTGTCAGTAGCATTAGAGCCAAAAACAGTTGCAACATATCCTTTAGACTTAGCCCATTCTTCGAATAGCTTCTCACCTACTTGCACTGCTTGTCGTGCTTCATAGCTATCAGCACCACTTCCTACTTCAATGTCAGCCATAACCCCACCTGTGCAAAAGCATAACCAATCCAAATCATTGCATTAGGAATAGACCCTTTAGTTAGTTGTAAGACACCAACAATCAGATAGCCTATTCCAGTAGCACCGACAATCAACTGCTCAATCATTTCTTAGCTTTCTTGGGCTTAAGGTCTTCCTTAGTCTCTTTGACTGCTTTTATAATCTTAGACTCTTTTCTAGGCTCATCAAAGATAGCAGCTAATAAAATTTGAATCTCAGGCTCTGTCATCACCCATGATGTTCCATTGTTAAAGAACACATGACGGTCAATGATGTAGTTGATGCTGTCAATGTTTACGACTCTGTCCCCAATTTTAATCATACTTTGTATACCTTTGTCCAAGTAGCGAAGTGATGAACAATACCGTCATTGTCATAACAGAAAGCATAGTCACCAGTAAAGTTCTTTAGCTTAAATACATGGTTGTGTTTATCACCACCAACAATAAACTTATCACCTTCGTGTAGTTTATCAAGTTGGCACATATCAGCAATATCGTGTTCGTTAATCATTATTCACCTTTGTTTCTAAATTCATCAATAGCTTCATCAAGCATAATGCCTGTGAGCCATTCCCAGTTGTTCCCACGACCATCACACAGTAATACTGTTGGTGCTCTAACATCCTCTGGTAAGTCCCATGATGCAGTCTTAAGCCATAGGTATCTCTCAGCATTGTCAAACATCTCACGATTGTCCTGAATGCGACAGAGAATGTTCTTGTTCAGTTCTCGTAGTCGTTCAATCTCATCGCACAATCTGTTGATGTATGTTCGTGTGACATAGTATTCGTCATGCTTGGCATACTTCCGTGCTTCTTCTAAAATATCTTTCATAGTTCCTCCGTAGTTTCGAGCATTCTACCAGTGTGTGATTGATAAAGCAAATGACCTGCTTGACCAGTGAATCCACTAAAGCGATTCTTAAGCACTCGCACATGAGTGGTGTTTCGTTCAATCATATCAGTAGCCTGTCCGTTTCGTTCTAAGCCAATCACAATGTCGCTTAGTTGTGCAATCGCACCTGAACCACGAAGCTGTGCCAGCGATGTTGCTGCACCTTCTTCATGCCCTTTAGATTCAGGTCGTTTCAAGTGTGAAACACAAATGAGACTGATTCCTGTTTCCTGCACCAACATACGAAGTTTAGTCATAATAGCATCTAGTGCTTTCCGTTCGTCACCTACATCCCCACCCGATACGATAATACTAAGATGGTCGAGAAACACATAACCGCAGTTAAGACCCTTAGCCATGTATCGAACACGATTGACGATATTCTCAAGGCTAGTAGAACCGAAATGGTCAAATAAATATAGTCTATCAGTGCCAAGGGTTCTGTCGAAAGCATCTTTTAACTCCTCTGGTGTTACTTCTACATCAGGTAAATGAATTGGTCTATTCACTGCTAAAGACATGAGAGACCTAGCAGTTTTGCGGACTCCTTCTTCAAGAAACATAAGTCCGATGTTGTCGGTTGTTTTGTTGAGGATGTGCCATACAATTTCTCTAAGGAATTGAGATTTACCGAGTCCACTGCCAGCAGTGACCATGACAAGCTCTCCCTTCCGAATGCCATAAGTAAGTTTATTGATGCCTTCATACGGATAGTCGCAATCAGCCTTCTCGATAGGAGTTGATACAACTTCCCATAACGAATTGCCTTGAATGATTCCATCAGGTATATAAGACTCAGCAGACCACCAAGCATCAATAAATTCTTTACCAGAGTTATTCTTAAGATAATCACAGGCATCTTTAAATCCTTTCTTGTGTTTCATTACTTTGACTTTACCGCCAAAGAGTTCTGCTACTGCTTGTGATGCCTTAACCCCAGGCTCATCACCATCAAAACAAATCACAATGTTGTCAAAGCTATCAATCCACTCATATTGTGCTTTACAGTCCTTTAAAGCAGCACTAGCACCATTACGGATAGACACACAAGGATACTTACTACCTTGCATCTGAAAGGCAGCCATAGCATCTAGCTCACCTTCGCAGATAGTTAGATAGCGACCACCTTTAGTGAAGTTCTGTTGTCCAAATAATGTTGCATCTTTAAAGTCACCAGTGATGCTAAATTGCTTGTTATCAACATCTCTGGTCTTCACTGCAACCATAACACCATCAGCATCATAGTAAGGATAGAAATGCTTAGAAGGTGATTGTTTAACACCAAAGGCTATGCAAGTAGCCGAAGTAATACTGCGGTCAGGGATAGAAGAAGTAGAAGCAGTGTCATAGAATTTTAAATCCTTATTCATAGGTTTCTTTTCAGTTTTAATAGTTGAGCCATCACCTGCTTTATAGGTGTGACATACATGGCAATAGGTATGGTCATCGTCATATAGACTGTTACCATCACTAGAACCACACTCATCGCATGGTATGTGTTTTAGGAACTTACTATCACTCATATCATTTCCACTTTTTTAATGATTCAAGTGTGTATGCTTCTCTCAAGTAATAATCAAGAGCTTCGCTAATTAACTCTGCATGGCGGTCATAGTTACACTCCACAATGCTAGTGATTCGCTTAATCTCTTTGTTATAGGCTTTAACCTCTGCCATCACTGCTTGATGGTGTGGGTCTTTATCTCGTTCTGTGAACCAGTCATCAATCTGTTTCTTGATTTTTTCAAAGTTAATATCGTTAGTCATTGTAATCCTTACTTTCTGGGTATAAAACACCAATAGCTTTTTCAAACATCTTTTCTTGTTTTGCAGTTAAATCGCCTTGCATAATTGCATAGTCCAAGGCATCAACATACACCCCATCCGACAAGTAGATACCATCAGCACCACATTCATCTTGATACATAAATCTACAATGTATTTCTAAATCTTCTAAATACTGTATTGCTTCATCTTTAGTCATAATCGTTCTACTCCTTGTTTAATCCTATACGGAAATCTATCTTCCATCCAAAAGCATCTTCTTTCACCATAGTCACTCATGGCACGATAACCAGTCCAACCCTTAAAGCTGGTGCATTGGTCAATATTATCGACATAGCCATGTAGTGAACCATAAGCGAATCCACCCATAAAGACCAGTATAAAAGACAATGCTCGTATCAACATGGCTCTAGCTTATCCAGTTTACTGTCTAAAATGTTCGCTAAATCGGACATTATTTCGTCATAGCCATATTGTAAGACCAATTCAGCCATATCGTTTAAGAC